TTCTTACATCTGGAAAACCATGTTCAGAACTGGTTTCAATATCAATATATCCAATCTTAATCTTATCTAAATCGTAGTCTACCATACCACGATAATTATCGGAAATAAAAGAATATTGAAACTGGTCAAACCCAAAAACATTACCACCATACTCTTTCATGGCTTGGCGTGACTCTTTCATAGAGCCCCACTTTAGAGCCCCACTTTACAGGAGCAACATTCCGATTATCTAGGGTTTTCCATTGGGGATTTTGAGGTTTATGAGATTCTACAAATAAGGTAGGTTCGTAGTTCAATTTCTCTTTGAAAGATTCACCACGATCATTAACACCTCTCAAAGCAATGAAATTACCATGAGGCTGTACATTAGTATAAAACATTAATAATATTTTTGATAAGGGATTTCTAAGTTGTCAAATGTATTATAACACCATTTGATCTGTTTGTCAATCCATTGAATTCGTCTAAAATATGCACCAAATAAAAATAATACTTGGAGATATATTTTGAGGATGATTCCTATTAGGAAACTTCTTACTTTTTTCACATCTTCTCCTATGAGAGAAGGCCTGTCTTATATTGGGTCTTCCCATTGACTCTTAGAGCCGTCATTGTTTTACTGCGGTTGCTCCCATCAAGAACATAAGAACAATGTACCCATCCGCTATTTGGGTCAACTCCATCATAAAATTCTAAAATGAGTTGGTCAAATATTAAATTTTCAGAAATCCAGTTTGCAAGGTCTGGATTTGAAATTTTTGTAGATTCAAAATCTGCTGCTTGTCCATTACAATGTTGACTTGTCTTTGATCCGCCCACTGCCTTGTTCAATGCTGGAGAACGATATCCGCTATTGATACGAATAACTCCAAATTGTTCTCTTACTGGTTGTAAAATAAAATTACAGAGATTGGTTAAATTAATAACGTGTTCTCTTGATGCATCATTTGATATACCTAAACGGTCGGCTGTAGAACTTTTTATCATTTCTTGATACCCAAAGTTTTTTGTCAGGTGTCCGTTATAAGTTGGTATCTTGACTGCCATAATATTCCTTCCTAAGATTTATCTACATCAATTGATCCAGTAGTAGGATCATATTTAACTGTGAATGTCATTTCTATTGGTTTGAGTGTCCCATCAGCTTTAATAATGGGTAACTTACCTTCAACAGCACCCATCAATGCATCTTTAGCATTTGTGAATTGGTGTGCAGGGTCAGCCTTTATAACTTTGTCTAATTCTTTTTTTGCAGCTTCTGGAAGTAAATCATCTATCATACTTTCAACGTGTTCTGTTGCTAAATCTGTTGCTTTGTCTATGACAAGACTAGAAATAACATTAAATAATAATAATGGTAACATAATATTCTCCTAAAATTTAAATCCTTTTGGATTTTGTAGGTATTTTTCCCAAATTTCCATACCACGCACCGACATTGGTGGTGTTTCTGGTACTTTTGCGAAAAATTGATCACGCGTTAAAAAATCATATTCTATCTTTTCTTCCACATCATCAAAAAGAACTTCTTTTAATACTTTTCTTTTTTGTGCCATAATATACTCCTATTAAGTTTTACTATGATTCTTTATTGATCTGTTCAATGGACTTTAAGTTTTGAACATTCCTGTAATCGTCTTTGTTTGATTGATAAGCTTCCCATTCTTGATGAACATTAATCTGCTCAGGAGTAAGCCCCGAATGGTTTAATGCTGTCGCCATATCTTCTATAGTATTCCAATGAACTTTATTAACATACTTTTCAGCAGCTTTCACTACTTTTTCTGCTTTTTTAGGAGCTTTTAAAATTGCTCCCATTGCTTTAGATACTTTCTTTTTACCTTTATGTGCGTGTGCCATGTTGTATATCCTTTATTGTGTTAAAAATTTGTAAGCTGGGGTTTCTTTAAATTCTTCTGGATTGGATGTGAACGCCTCATAAAGGGCTTCAATATTAACAGGAATAAAATCACTATTGAATATCATTCCAGTTGTAGTTACTACTTCTGTAAATTCTTCAATACTATTCCAAGTTACATCACTAGACTCTTCTGCGAATCTTGGTAATTCTTCTGGTTCTACTGCTTCTAATTCAGCAATAAGGTCTTCTTTATTATGTCTTCGATCTAACTCTATTCCAAGAGTTCTACCTTCTTTTTCTAATTCTTTTTTAGATTTCATTTTTCTGAATTTTGTCACTTCACTGCTCCTATTTTAGTTTATATTAATTCTATAATATTATTTATAATCCCCCAATCTTGCGAAATTCAGATTGGGGGCACCACAGTGGCTATTGACCGATAGGAATCAGTCTAGGCTTTTTCTCATCTGGAATTACACGTTCCAGATTCACAATAAGCATACCGTCTTGGAGATCGGCATTTTTAACAATGATATCATCACTCAGTTGGAACGCTCGAGAAAAAGTTCTCTTGGCAATTCCACGATGTACAAAACCGATTTCATTGTTTCCATTGTTTTCATCATTATCAGCCCCATCATCTTTCGCGATAGCAGAACGAATGGTAAGAGTACCATCAGTTACTTCTACTTCAATATCACTTTTTGAAAAACCAGCAAGAGCTAGTTCAACAACATATTGTAGTTCATTAAGTTTGCGAATGTTATATGGTGGATAACCCGACTGGGCTATGTCCATATTAGAAAGACGATTAAAAAATCCATCGAATCCAACGCTGAATCCAAGCATTTTTTGTAAGTCTTGTGGTGTGGGGAATGTGTGTGGTGCTAATGTATACATAAGGCCTCCTTTAAAGCGAGGTTAATATTACACTCCAATCTTCAGCACGTAGACTTGGAGTAATCACGAACAGAAATACAAAATCTATTCGTGGATTAGAGGTTACCACAATTGGTCAACCTCAGTCGCGCCAACCTTCTCCTTTGAAGAGATGTTCGCAACGATGTTTGAAAACAGTCCAAAGTAGACTGCTTAAAGAATCTGAAGTATAATTTCCCGATTCCTTTACTATCAATTTATATTTAGTCTTCATAAATTTTTCATCAATTTGCCAATTACTATAATAGTATTTAGTCATAATGTAAAAAAAGTGAAAAGGGTGGGTTTAATCACCCTTTGTCAGATTGTATATGATTACTTTTTGGAATAAATTCCCCAAAGTACCCATATTGCTGCTAGGCCTACAAGTCCTTCACCACCTAGTTTTTGGACTATACCCACTACTGAACCAATGACATCAATGCCAATGAAAGGAACAGCTGCTCCAAAAATGATTTGAAGAACCACGCCTAATGCGATTAACGCAAGNCCAGCTTCTGTAAGACTGCGAATCCAGCCAATTGCTTTTTCTAACATAGGATTACTCCCTTTTGAATTAAAGTTTTGGCCATATAACTTTTCAGTTATTTGCCTGTTGAACCAAATCCACCTTCTCGCTCGGTCTTTTGAACTGGTGGTTTTTTGATTTCGGTTAAACCATGATATATCTTTTTCACCAATTCAGCCTGACATACTCTATCTCCATTATTTATTGTTTTTGGAGATTGAGATATGCTAGTCATCATAACGAAAATAGGATCTACATAGTCAGAATCTATTATACCTTCACAATTTGTTAGGTATAAACCCTCGTCCCAAGCCAAACCTGACCTAGAATGAAGACGAACTGAGTAACCTTCTGGAATATCAAAAATCAATCCAGTAGGAATCATTACTCTTTCCATGTTATGTACCTGAAGAACTCCATTCCTAAAGGGCTTTAAGATTACTCTGTTTAGAGTATCTTGTCGAACTTGATATTTTTCCTGTCCATCAAAACATGCATGAATATCGAAACACGCTGAACCCTCTGTTGCATAAATGGGGTCTTTAGCATTCGGATGTAATTTATAAAATTTTAAGATTTCATTCTTTATTGTTTTGGTCGCCATCTTCAGTCCTTTTACTTCCAATATTATATTTTGCTGTAAGATCCCATTGGTCTTTTTCTTTAAAAGATAGGATCTTTAGTTGATTCAACGGAACAACTAATTCACTTGAAGATTCTGGATTCACTAGTGCAATTAAGCCCCATTCCGATAAAAGATTTGCTATTGTATTACGTCTTGCTTGGTCATTTTCTGAGTAATTGGTTGGTTTACCATCAAGTGCAAATAATTCTTTAAAGTGTACTATATAATATCTACCTTGTTTATGTAGTATGTGACAAGATTGATATAATATTTTGTCCTTTCGGGAAGCTACCCCGATTCTAGTAAGTGTTTCACGCACCTTGAGAAAATCATCTGGATTCTCCAGAGTGCACTCCACCATGTTCTCTGTTCCTGTTGTCATTTTCCACTCCACCTTGATTCAGTTTATTTATGATATAAGCCAACTGATTTCCAGAAAGAATTCTTAGAGCATCTTTGGCTTTCTCATAACTAAATCCATAATACTCTTTCACCAATTCAACATTCTGTAGTTTCTCTGGT